CCGAGAGGTTGCGGCGCGTGATTTATAAATAATAGACTCACCGGTTCACGATAGCCGCCAAACGTTTCGTACACCTCGTGGTCCTCAATACGCATTGGAGAAGTTTGCACGTAGATTGCCACGTAGACGATTTCCAGCAATTAGGTATTTATTCCAGAAACGTAGAATGGATGCTCTCAGTCAGTGGTTAACGTTTGTTACCCTAAAAGATGACACCTGCTTTCATAGTAAAGATTGTGGTTGCGGCCAGCAGGTGACGGGTACAGGAGAGTGTGAAGGCTTTTCTTATTTTATAACGTTTCACGATTACGATGAATCATTGCATAATTTCTATGTCGCATTTAGTGAACGGTTTGGACTGGACGGGACGCATGTTGTTCCGTGTTTAGGGGATCATGAATTACTTCGATTGCACGCAAAGATGGTAAAGAATGGTAATATGGTACCAGTAGCACCACCAGTTCCTGAATTGTCGTATCCTTCAACAGGAGATTTTGTGCCACCCAACGAAGATGTCAAGGAATGTTTTCGCCGAGCGGATTTGGACTATCTGACTGAAAAGATGAAAACTAAGGTCTATGGTCCTAAGTCTTATGAGGAATTCAGAAATCAAGTTTGGACTCAGGCTACGGATTGGAGAGACGCTCAAGGTAGATGGCAGCCCATTTCATTACTTAATCTAGGTCTCCGTCCTGAATCTATGTACAATGCATGTTTTGGACTAAGAAATGGTCATCCATGCTGTGTTACTGCGGTAGAAAATTTATTTCCGCATAAGTTTGCAGACACAGTTCTAAAAATGGATAGGCCTGTTCATAAACCTCTGCCTCAATCTGAAGCCGTGACTAAGTTCTTAGATAAAGCCCTTAAATTGATGTATCATCATCTAGATACTGAGAAGTACTTTGGCAAAAAGAAAATACCCCTAAGCTTCGATAGGATAGAAAATATATCTCTTGGAACCTCAGCAGGACTGAACAAAGCAGGACATCGTGAAAGAAGGGAAATAATAGAGAAGGGAGTCCGGAGTGTTTTAATTGTTGATGCGTCAGCAAAAAAATTGGAGATGCTTGAGAATGACATAAATTTCACAATCAACTGGATGTTAGATCCGGATGCCCCAGATCCGATGGTGATGTGGAAGGTGGTCGAAAAAGACGAAAATTTCTACTCCTTAGAATATTATACTCCTGAAGATTGGCATAATCGGATGATGAAGCTTCGTCTATATCTCATTCCTTCGTCAAATTTTATACTTGCTGAGAGGTTAGTCTCTGTAGATCGGATGAAGTTGGAACATGGAAAGTTTATTCAAGTTGAACACAAACATCCTCACGGGGGAATGGATCGCCTAGCACGGTGTTTGAAGGTAACGAGTCTTAATGAATGGAAAAAAATTCTAGTAGAGGGTGACATAAAGAATATGGATCAATCAACCAATGAGTGGCTAATTAACCTTTTTTATAGCTTTGGTCTAATATATGATGATCCTAATGGACCCGATTATGACGTTCGGAAAAGAATTATAAAGATGCTGATACGTCAAATTAGCATTAGATTTACCCATTTGTTTGGGCCTACGTGGGCAGCGGTCACTGGAGGTGTGCCAAGTGGAATATTTAACACGAGTCATATGGACTCGTGGATTGTAACTCTCTACTTGATGCTATTTGTAACCTTCCAGATGATGACTGCAGACCCAAAAGATTTTGATAAACTTGAAGAAGCTGCTCTTTATTTATTCGCAGCAATAGTCTATGGGGATGACCATGTCTATAATAAAACAGAAGATGAGCTATGTCAATCATACTTTTCAGGTGTAGCATTCTCTAATTTTATGAAGACTTATTTTGATGTTGATATTAGAGATATGAGAGATGGAGTTAGTTTTCTTTCTTCTTCTCGTAATGGGAAACTTGTAGTGAGAGGCATGACTTTTCTCAAGCATCAGGCTGTCCTTAATCCACACAAAATAAGCTTAACAGATGCCCAGCCTCGTTATTTACCATTTAGAGAGTCATTCGAGTATTTCATTAGAATCGCGTGGGGGAAACACAATAAGGTTCGCACTTTGTTTGATGTGATACTGTCGTGCATAGGGCATGCTTATGGAACCTATGCTTCAAATCATGATGCATATGTCGGGATCCACGCGATTTACAAGAATGCCATGGATATGTTAGGAGTCCCTGAGTGCCAAATCTTATCCCAAGTAGTTGCGGATTTGCCTGAAGACGATTTCAAAGATTTGCGGCGTAAAGGGATCTCACGAGAAGAATTACTGAATGGCTTTCCTGCGTGGGAGACGCTAATACGAAAAAATGAATTGAATGAACCGTATCACTCAATTGGAGGAGACTGCTTTAAGACGGATTTTGAAGGGGAGTGGTGAGTCTTATCATTCTAAGTCAAAGAACCACCAAATGACTTTAAGCGTGGAAAAAAAAA